GACCACGTCCGAGATCAAGGCATACCTGGCAGGCTATGCAGAGGCCAAGGCCGATGGCGGCCAAAAGGATTGGGGCTAAGCACCCACGGGCCAAGAACCGCTGCGCTATATACGGGCTTCGCGGTTCATGGCCCTGCCGCGAGGCCGAGCGCATATAATAGAAAGAGGCAGGGCCGCAGGGCCGCAGGGCATAGCATATAATAGAAAGAGGCAGGGCCGCAGGGCCGCAGGGCTCAAGGAAAAAAGATCTTGTGCGCCGCTTGTTGGTGGCGTATCATCGCATCATGGCGCTTGTGCCATTTTAACAAAGGAAACCGAACCATGAAAAGCGGAATCATTTACAAGGGGCCAAGCCGGATCGACGGCGCGCCCATTGTGGTTGTCGCCACCTATTCAAACCGCAACAGCAAGACCGGCGCGGTCGTGCAGACATACGTGCTGCGCGCAGACATCAACCCGCTTGAAGCAAGCAAAACCGGCGCGGATGTCAGCATATGCGGCACGTGTCCGCTGCGCGGCACGCCAACCACGGATCCGGCGCGCAAGATCGCGACCGGCCGTCGCTGCTACGTGAACCTAGGGCAGGGCGTGCTGATCGTCTACAAGGCGATCGGGCGCGGCGTGTATCCGGAGGCGCAGGATCCAGCATCACGGGCCGCGATCGGCCGCGGGCGCGTCGTGCGCTGTGGAACCTACGGGGATCCGGCAGCCGTGCCGGATCACGTCTGGACAGAGCTGCTAGCAGAGGCCGTCACATGGACCGCATACACACACCAAAAGCCATGGCGTCCGGACATCGCGATGCAAAGCGCAGACAATCACGCCGAAGCGCTGGACCATTGGGCCGCGGGCCGCCGGACGTTCCGCGTGATCACCGGCGTTGCGGATCTGGACAAGGAAAACGAGACCTTGTGCCCCGCGTCAAAAGAGGCCGGACGCCGGACAACGTGCGCATCGTGCAAGCTATGCCGCGGATCCGTCGCCGCCAAGTCAATCGCAATCGTAGAACACTAGGCAAGCGGGCCGTGGTCCACGGATCACGGCCCTTGGACCACGAGTGTTGCATAAATATCACAGGAGCAGGGCCGCAGAGCACAAGACGCAGGGCCGCAGAGCACAAGACGCAGGGCCGCAGAGCAGGAGACGCAGGGCCGCAGAGCAGGAGACGCCATGACAAAAGAGCTACCAACCATCGAAGAGCTGCACCGGCTGCTGATCTATAACCCAGAAACAGGGGCCCTGACATGGCGAACCCGTCCAAACGACCGCAGAAGCTTTAACCAGCGACTCGCAGGGCAACCAGCTCTGGCATGCGTCAACTTCGAAGGCTACCTGCACGGCGTCATCCACGGAAACGGGTTCCGCGCGCACCGCGTAGCGTGGGCCATGCACCACGGACAGTGGCCCACCGCAGAGATAGACCACATCAACGGTAATCGAGCCGACAATCGGATGTCGAACCTCCGCGAAGCAACATCCGCAGAAAACAGTCGCAACATGCGCATGATGGCCCGAAACAAAAGCGGGGTCACAGGCGTGTTCTGGCACAAAAGCAGAAGGCGATGGATAGCAGTGATCAAAGGGGCCGACAGCAAACCAATACACATCGGCAACTTCGTCATCTTCCAAGACGCCGTCGACGCCCGCAAGCAGGCAGAGCGCGAACACGGGTACCACGAGAACCACGGAGCAAGGCCGCAGGGCTTTGCAAAAATGCATGACGACAAAGGCGCAGGGCCGCAGGGCTAGTCGGCTACCAAATCTCGGTAGTGTGACCAAACTGCAACACTTATGCCCTCCCACATCGACCCAAAGTCCCCAAATCGTGGTCCTTGGACCTCGGACAGGGGGTTTTGGGCCAATTGTGTTGCATAATTGCCACGAATCAGGGCGCTCGAACCTCGGGTCTGGGTGCTTACCAAGAAGAACGACAGGCCCCGTTTTGCAAAAAACGATGTATGCCACGCGATTTGGTGCGGACGCACGTTTACGCGTGCAGAGCTCTTCACCTTCAGCTCAAGCCAAAAGGGCAGTCCGTCGACGATTCCATGCACGTCCGGAACCCCACCGCCGCTGCGGTTTTCAATCCTCGTCAGCAGGACGTTTGGGGGCTTGCTTGCTCGCACTGAGTTCCAGAATCTCGCTTCGGGTCCTTGACTCATTCGGGCTCACATCCTTCATCTTGGTGCCTTCAATCTGGAAAGCTTGGGGGTACTTGCTTTGCAGCTCAGCAAGCTTGGCGGTGATCTCATCACGCGACAGCTGGTCCAGAGTGTTGATCGTCTCGCGCCGGTCGATGGTCAGGCCGCCCATGGCAGAGCGAAGCTTTTCTGCGGTGATCGCCGCCGAATATTGCTTCGAGCTCTCTGCACCCTGCGACAGCTGCGCCAGTCGAGCAAGCTGGCCGTCTAGGGTCACACCAAACCGGCGCTGCCGCTCCTCCCGCAGCTCCTGTATCCGCTCCACGACCTGCGGGAAGTCGACGCCATTCAGAAGCTTGCCGGAGTACTGGCCTGCGGTGTCGTGGGCGAACCCAGCCTTACGGGCGCATTCGGTGCTGGTATAGATCCCCTCGACGTAGAGCTCGGCGAACGTGTTCTGCCGGTTGGTCAGCTTTCCCTTGCGGGGATCCGGCTTGCCGTCCACTCGGAGGTACACCCCGTCGGGGTACTCTTCCGTCTCTGCAAAGGTCTCTGGTGTCTTGTCCCAGAAGTCAGGCTTGTTCTTGTTGTACGGCATCTGGCCCTCCAAGATGTTGGTTGTTGTCGGTATACAACAGAGCGGCCCATCTCTTCAAGCGAGTTTCCCTATAGGGCTTTTCCCAGATCGTTTCCCTGAAAACAAAAAGGCCATACTGGAAAAAACGCGCTGCATGTAAACTCAGTTCCAATTCTCCTGACACTCCTGACACTCTCCTGACAGCTGTTTTCCCTGTCTGTCAGGAGGTTTTACCCATGTAAAACAAGTACTTGATACCTCTCCTGACACTCCTGACACCATTTCGAGCAAAACTCCGAGTGTGAAACGCAAAACGATCTGGCCCGAGACGCCTGTCAGGAGTGTCAGGAGACCCCCCCTATAGGGAAACTCACCAAACACCCCCTCAACCCCTTGAAAACAAATAACAAAGGCCCGAGGTCCGAGTACCAATCCCCCAAATCCCACCCCCGCTAACCCATTGAAAACAAACGACCCGTTCCTGACACCTCTCTGTCAGGAGGCTGTCAGGAAACCCTGATTTCTGTCAGGAGACCGCCGTTTTGCTGTCAGGAGCCAAGATCCGAGGACCACGCACCAATAACTGCTGACCCCTCTTGACTACCCGCGACACTTGTTTATATTCCACAAGTAGAGATTATTTAACCAAGGAGAGAGAACCGTGGACTTTTATACAAAATACTACAGCCAGCTGATCGACTACGTCGTAACGGGTGTCGAGTCCGAGACGGACGAGTTCGAGGGCACTGTCTTCCCTGTACTTCTGATGATGCACCCTGACGGGACCAAGGTCCGCGCTGTTATCTCCTCTGACGAAGAGGGCAACAGCGCTGGGTTCTTGTATCTGGAGGAGGTGACGTGATGCGCTTTATTGTGGAGACCCGCATGGGCAGCGTTTGGGAGGCTGTGTGGTCCGAGTACGAAAAGCCGATAATCTTTTCCAGTGAGGAGGAGGCTGAGGTGGAGATTGCGGAGACTTTGGAGGATCTGCAGGAGGCGTATGAGCTGGGTGACATGTCGTCGCCTATGTGCCGCGACGAGTTTCGGATCGTGACACTGAGTGTAGAGGGGGAGAACCAATGACCAAGACATACGAAGAAGCGATGCAAGATCTGAACGAGGCGGCCTATGCGGCGTTGCGCGCTGCTGGGAACGAGGACGGGGCGCCTGTGGACGCCCTGTGTGATATTGCAGCCGAGGTCGACAGCTTGATCGATCACGGCGTCACGCGCGCGGAGATGAAGCACATGCTGGCTCTGTACAAGGGCGCGAAGCAGGCGGGGTTGGTCGGATGAAACAGGAGACGATACAGGTTTTGGAGAGCGTAGATCCTGCGGATCACCCCGATCTGGCGGTGCTGTACGACGCGGAGGGCGGCTTGGAGATCGAGTGCTGGGCTTCGGCCAGCTTTGCATCCAGCGACTACGGCGCCAAAGGATCGCCCGTCTGGGACGAGGTGGACGACATCAGCATCGACGAGGTCGCGGTCAACGGGCATGGCTACACATGGTCCGAGGTCCGAGAAATGTGGGGCAAGGCTGTCGCTCTGCGGCTCGCGGACCTGTGCGTAGAGAAGGCGGAAGCGTATGACTGGTATGGATGACAACGTAACCCGTCTCGATGATCACCGGCCGCACGACGTCAGCTACGTGACGTGCATGGAGTGCGCGCACGACTGGGTCGCCGTGCAGCTGACAGCTGCCAGCGGTCCGCTGGAGTGCAGCAGCTGCGGCGCAATGGCCGGAGAGCGCGTACAGTCTGGCGACCCTGAGTGGTTCATCCGCTACATGTCTGGTCCCGATCCGGCCAAGCGCACAATGGTGCTGCTCAACGAAAAAAGGATGCGAGATGTCTGATGACCCACAGGCGCGCGTGGGCCGAGGTCAGTGGTTCAGCCACAGTGGTCCGGTCTGGATCAAGGATCTGGGGGATGAATACATTTTGAATTGCTACAAGACCTGCCTGCGCCACGACAACCCGAAGGCAGATGAATTGCTTGAAGAAATCCGAAACAGAAACATGGAATGGAGATTGGACACATGACTGGATACCAACAAACATTTGGCCCTGTGGTCATTGAGTGGGACGACGAGCCGGGAAAGCTGGTGGCCAAGTGCCAAAGCGGACGGTTCGACTGCAAGGGGCGCATCAACAACGTCTGCGT